TTTTATTAGGTGATGATGATGAGTAGAAAACCTAGAACACAAGAAGACCATGGTTGGCCAAAACCTAATCTATGGAAATCCACACTAGAGGTAATTTTTGTTACGACTGGTCTACCTATAATTATTGTCGGAATAATAATATTTTCTACTGAAAATTTTGCACTATTTAACATGATGGAAGGTTTTATTTTAAAGTGGTGGAGAGGATGAATTACAACATCATGATAGAGAAACTTTCATTGTTTCTAGGTTTTGTGGTAATGGTACTTTACATTTCTCTTTATTGTACATTAATATATTGGATTGCTTATAATATAATATCATGAATTATTTACACGAAGATTGGTTATATATGTTTATTCGAGACTATATGCCTATGATTACAGGAATAATTTTCATCATAGGGATGATTTATATAAAGTATACAAAGGAGTTAGATAAATGAGAGCGATAAAAAAGATACCTTTTAAGTTTGTTCATGTCTATTGGATTGATATTACATCTGATTCATCATGGAGAAGTTTAGAAGATGTAAAAGAAGAATCATTGCCTAGATGTTTAAGCACAGGATTTTTAGTTAGTGATGAAAAAGAAGTAATTAGATTAGTAAGTGATTTTAATTTTAAAGAAGATGGTAGTATAGATGAATGTGGTAATTCTACAATAATACCTAAATGTGTAGTTAAAGAAGTAAAGGAGATGAAATGAGTAAAGAAATAGACCAACATTTAAAAAAACAATTAATAGATACCCCAAAATATCTTAAAAATTATTTAAAAGAAAGTAAAGAGTATGATATGGGCATAACATATTATACAGGCAATTGGGGTCAAGATTTAGAAGATAATTTAACAGAAACACAAAGAAATAAATTAAGAAAACAAATGGATAAATTATCTAACAATTTACATTTTTTTACTAGAAAACTACCAGACAATGTGGGTGGGTATCATTATGTTGCATATGTAAAAGGTAAAGGTGAACCTAACTTAAAACCACCAGGTGATACACGCTCTTGGATTGACATGAAATAAATGGCACGATTATTTAACAGAGTTGTAAATATAACATTTCAAATAATTGCAGGTGCATTTTACACACTAGTTGTATATTATGTTGGCACATTTAATCCTAATCATTTTATAATGAGAGATTTTCCAGACCCTAGTTTTCACTATTCTAACAATGAACAATATGTAGATAGTTTAAATCAATGTATAGATAAAATAGAATCAACAATTACTAGAAATAATCACATACCTAGAGATATGATTATTGCACAGTCAGTATTAGAGACAGGTTGGGGTGAATCAGATTTAGCAAAAGATTCAAACAATCTATTCGGTATAAAAGCATTTTCAAACAAAGTACCTCATAGACATGCAAAAGAAAACACGGATGTCATGTACAGAGTATTTTTAAGTAAATGTGATTCGGTAAAAGAATACTACCGTTTATTAAATACTCATGAAGCATATTTTAAATTTAGAAAATATAGAACAAATGCATTAATGAATGATAAGATAGTTAATCCTATAGTTGCAGTAAAAACTATGGACAAATATAGTGAGACACCAGATTACGCTGATAGAGTTATAAGGATAATAAAAGAGTTAAATTCATTATAAATAGTTAGATGTTTTTAACATACTTAACTTTAATATCTGGTATATCTTTATCTATTATAGCCGCAGGTTATAGTATAATAGGATTAGCAGCTTTATTTGCAGGTGCTACATCAGCAATTATTGCTATGGGTGGTGCCTTAGAAGTTGCAAAACTTGTTATGGCAAGTTGGTTGTATAATAATTGGCATAGTCCATTATTACCTAAGTCAATCAAGTATTACTTAACAAGTGCTGTTGTTATTTTAATTTTTATAACTTCAGTAGGTATATTTGGGTTTTTATCAAAGGCACATTTAGACCAAGTTGTGCCTGAAAGTAATAATAAATTACAAGTAGAGATTTTAGATGAACAAATAGAACAAAGACAGAAGACAATAGAGCGTTCACAAAAACAATTAACAAGAATGGACGATTTAATTGAAACTCAGTCAGAAGAATCAAGTTGGTTTAGTAGTAGTTCACAAAAGGCAATTGCAGAAAGAAATAATCAGAGAGAAGAAAGATTACTATTAGAAAAAACTATAGAAGAAAGTTTAAATAAGATTAATGAATTAACAGATAAAAAGGCAGGTATAAAAACAGAACAATTAAAACTAGAGGCAGATTTAGGACCTATCAAATATGTTGCAGAATTTATTTATGGTGATGAAGCAGAAAATCATTTTGATAAGGCAGTACGAATCATAATTATTATATTAATATTTGTATTTGACCCTGTTGCAGTTCTTATGTTGATATCAGCAAACATATCACTAAAAGAAAGAAGAATGAATCAGAAAGAACCTGAAAATGCCAATGACCAAGTTGCAGAGATATTAGCAAAACAAAAAAAGGTATGGAAAAAGGAAAGAGAATACGAGCAGTTTATGAATAGTTTAACCGAAGAAGAAAAGGCAAATCTAAGTCCAGATGAGATTAAGTTAAAACTTAGTCAAATTCACACATGGCGAGAGGAATATGATGATGATAAATACAAAAATAATGTATAAAAAGCTTGACAATTCGCTTAAAATGTCCTATAATGGTGTCTTATAGTGGAGGTTTATTATGAATATATTTGCATTACACGAAAGTCCTGAAGTATCTGCCGAAATGGCATGTGATAAACATGTTGTCAAAATGATACTTGAATCAGCACAATTACTATGTACCGTGCATAGAGTTCTAGATGGCACAGAATATACAGACCTAACAAAGAATGGTCGTAAGATTAAAAGATGGCGTCTAGATGATAAAGTTAAAGAAGATATGCTATACAAAGCAGGGTGGTTAAAACATCCATCTACTGTATGGTTAATGCAAAGTGCCTATAACTATAACTGGTTATATAGACACATGATGGCACTTAACGAAGAATTTAAAAGAAGATACAAGGGTGTTGACCATTTAGCAATTGCTAAGTTAGGTCGTGTTCTTAGAAACCCACCTAAAAATATTCCTTTAAATAAAAAAGGTACATTACCTACACCTGCTATGCCAGATGAATGTAAAGTACCAGGTGATGTAGTTGCGAGTTATCGCAAATATTATATTATGAAAAAACAAAGATTCGCTACCTGGAAGGCACCATCAAAAATGCCAGAATGGTATGCTGAATCTATAGGAGTTTGATTATGTTAATGTCAATATTAATTATAATTAACATTGGTGTCATTGTCTATTTCGGAACAATATTTGTTAGACTTCATGAAGATTTACAGTTTATGAATGATGATATTGCAGATTTAAAATCTCAAATCAAAGAAGTCATTGAACGAGTTGAATTAGAAAAAATAAAGTCTTACAAAACTAAAGAAAAAGGCGATGAATTTCTAGGTATATAGGAGTAAATTATGATAACAGTAGGTGATTTTTTTCCTACATACAAATTAAATGCATGTATGGGGGATAATTCTTTAGGTGAAATACTTACTGATGATTATTATGGTAATAAATGGTCAGTATTTTATTTTTACCCTAAAGACTTTACATTTATATGCCCTACAGAAATAAAAGAAATGGATAGACTTTTAGATGAAGACTTAAATGTCGTGGGCATAAGTGGTGATAATGAATTTTGTAAAAAGGCGTGGAAAGAATCTAACGACTTAATAAAAGATATTAGACACCCATTGGCGGCAGATACAGGTCTATCGTTGGCAAGAGAATTAAATCTTGTTGAAGAAAGAGAAGGTGTCTGCTTAAGAGCAACAGTAATATGTGATAAAAATAGAACGATACAACACATATCAATAAATGCATTAGACACAGGTCGAGATGTTGATGTAATAATTAACACAGTAAATGCTTTAAAGGCAGGTGGTCTAACGGCATGTAACTGGAAACCAGGCGACGGTTTTGTAGGTTAGGGAGAAAAAATGATAAAAGAAACAATATTAGAAGGTTTAGTTCAAAATGCAAAGGGTGAGATACTAAAGGCAAAAGCAAATGTTGAAGTGTATCTCAGTAACCCTGCTGGTATAGGTGAACATCCTGATGTTTTAGCTGCTATTCAAACAGAGTTAGATAAAATATGTACTAACGAAGAAAGAATAGACATTATAAATAAACACTTTAAAATATAATGCCAACATATACTTTTCACAATAAAGTTACAGGCGTTGTTGAAGATAAGATATTGAAAATGTCTGAGAAAGAACAGTATCTAAAAGATAATCCTGATGTGGAACAAGTTCACACAGGCATAAATATAGTTGCAGGTGTCGGAAGTATTAAAAGTGATTCTGGTTGGAAAGAAAATCTATCCAGAATCGCAGAAGCACATCCTAGGTCACCACTTGCAGATAGACATGGCAAAAAGTCTATAAAAGAAATAAAGACCAAACAAGTTGTTGAAAAACATCTTAGCAAAAAGAGGAACAAGTAATGGCAGATATACCTGATTATATGCGAGGTTTTGACTTAGACCAAGATTATGGTTTTACACCAGTCAATCAAAAACCTGTAGAAGAAAAGGTGGTAGTAGGTGAGAACAAAGAGACTAACTTAGAATTAGCAAAAGTAAAGTCTGATGTATCATCTATAAAAAGTATGATGAACGAAGTCATGCAAATAGTTGCTGAAAAAGATACTGTTACAAAAGAAATAACAGATGAACAAACAAAGGCAAAGTTTAAAGAGTTAGAGAAAGTTATGTTGCCTTTTTTATATAACTTAGCAAAAAGTGATGAAGATTATATATATTGGCCAAATAGAGCGCCAATAATCAAGGCACAGATTGACAAGATATTGAAACTAACTAGAGGATAATATGAATTTTATACATAAAGAAATTGATAAAAAGAAATTACCTAAGACACAAGGTAGAAGAATAAACGGACACAGATTTTACGATATAGATGGCAAAAACTATCCATCTGTAACATCCGTGCTATCACTTAGAAAGACTGAAGGTCTAACTAAATGGCGAGAATCTATCGGCGAGAAGGTCGCTAATTTTGAGATGAGAAGATGTGCAAACAGAGGTAAATCTTTACATACATTAGTTGAACAATATTTAAATAACGAAACACCATCTATAAGAGATGTCTTACCACTAGGGTTATTTAAATTAATGAAACCCTATCTAGACCAAATTAATAACATTAGACTTGTAGAAGAAATCATGTATAGTCCTAACTTAACGATTGCAGGTCAAGTTGATTGTGTAGCAGAATATAATGGCAAGTTATCAGTTATTGATTTCAAAACAGCGAACAAAGAAAGAATCGAGGAGTGGGTAGATAATTACTTCCTACAATGTACGGCATATTCAATGATGTATGCTGAGACTTACAATGAATCAATAGAACAAATAGTTGTCTTAATGGCGGCAGAAGATGGTTCAATGAAAGCATTTGTGAAAGAACCGAAAGATTATGAAGATGAATTGCAAAAAGCAATAGAGACTTTTTATGACACAGTTAATCCACAATTACAAAAAGAGGCAAAGTAATTTAGGCACTCTACCACTTTAAGAAGTGCCGGAGCCTGGTGTATGCTCGGCACACAGAAATACACCCAAGATTTTTATTATGAACGCTAAACAATTTAGTCTAAAGATTGAAGAAATCAAAAGAAACAATGGCGACATGACCTACATGGACGCTATCTTACACTATTGTGATAAAAATAAAATAGACCCAGCAGAAGTGGGTAAATATATTTCTAAAAGTTTAAAAGAAAAGATTACAATAGAAGCACAAGATTTAAATTTAATCGAAAAAGGAGGTACTTTACCTTTATGACATATGATGGTTTTGCAGTTTATAGAAAATATCTAGCGTATAAACTACATTTTACTACAGACAAGTATGATTATACAGAACATAGTGGCATGGTACATACTAAGTTAGAAACATTTACAAAAAGAAACGACAGGTATATGTTTCATAAATTAAGTGTTAAATATAAACAAGATGAGATTGATGATTTTATGATTGCAAATTTTGTTAAAAAAGATAAGGCATGGTCTGGTAGTTTACTAGAACAAGATAGTCATGATACATATTTGCAGTATAAAAAAAGAAAAGAGGGTTTTAATTATTGGTTAAAACAAGAGGTAAATGAAGTTGCAAAAATAGCTTCTCATCAAAGTGTTTTTAGAGTAGATGATGGTCAACATCCTAGACTTTTAAAACTTGTAATCGGTAAGAAGATATCTTTAGAAACTTTGTTAGTGATGGATTATCATTTAGGTTTTTTAAAAGATTGGGATAATAAAATAAAAGATAAAATTATATGGCCTAATATTTTAAAAAAGATAGAAAAGTTTAAACCGTTTTTAAGATTTAATCAAACAGAAACAAAAATAATATTAAAAGAGGTATTTGGTTAATGGATTTAGATATATTGAATATTATTTTATGCTCTATGTTAATAATTTATACAATAGTAGGCATGTTATGATAGAAGAAGATAAAGAAAAAAAATATGAATTGTTATCAAAGTATTTAAGAAGTGGCTCTGTTGTTGATGATGAAGAACTTTTTATTGAGTTTCAAAAAGATAAAGAGTTTCAAAAATGGTATATGAGAAAGTATCTATGGGATTAGATTGGTATATAAAATGGTTTGCAAGTATCGTGTTAATATTTGGCGCCGCTGTAACAGCATTAGATATGTATCCGTATAATATGTATTTTCAATTTGTAGGTGTTACAGGTTGGTTGATAGTGGGTATCATGTGGAAAGATTGGGCATTGATTGTAGTCAATACTATAGGTTCATTAATATTACTTATAGGTATTTTACACTATCATTTTTTTACGGATTGGTACTTAACAATTTATTCTAGATATTTAGAGGTCATGATATGAAAGACAAAAAGATAATATTTTTGCAAGATATCATATCACAAAAGGTTCGTAAAGAAGAAGAATTAAAATATTATGCTAAACAATTACAAGAGTTAGAAAATAAAATGTTTTTTCTAAGAAAAGAAATACAATTAACTAACTTTATTATAGAGGCAATAGAGCAAGAAAAGATAACGGATTTAAAACACTTGATTGAGGTAAAAAATGACTAAGAAAACAGAAGAAGGATATACTGATGAAGAATGGTTAGATATTTGCTACATTGAAATGAATGCTCATCACAATGATGGTTACACCATGAAGTGGTATAGAGAACAATATGAAGAAACTAAAAAGAAGATTGAGGAGAAAAAATGACATTTGAAAGTATATACAAAAAGTATGATGTATCTATCAATGGTAAAAAGACTTATCTTTATGCATTGAAAAATTTATCTTTTGAAGAAGCAAAACAAGAATTAAAAGACAGATTTAAACCTAGTAAGGTAACATCAATAAAAGAATCAAAAGAATGAAAACTGAACATGAAGTAATAGATAACTTTTTATCAAAAGATTACTTTGATGAATTAAAAAAAATTGTTATGAGTGAAGAAATATCTTGGTTTTTTAATACAAAGATAAATAAATTTCACAAAGAAGATGATTTTACAAGTTACTTCACACATCAATTATTTAATATGAGTGTGCCTTATATCTATAGTGAATA